TAGGCTCTCCGCCTTCCATTTCGCCCATTTCCTCGCCTGTCTCTCTGTTCATGAGCGCAATGCCAGATTCTCCGTATCGGCTGCCATGTCGTGGGCCTTCGGGTACACCTGCATTCCGTACATATCCACCTTTGGCGTACTCAAATTTTTGGTTCTTAATCTTCTTGATGTCAATCGCCGTCTTAACCCCAGCCACAATCGCCAAGCCCAACCCGACTGGGAACGGCGGCGTAGCCAATGCAGACAGTACCGCCAGCGAACCCATAATCAAGGCATTGGCAATTTGTAGCTTTTTATTTTTCTCAAACTCGATACGTTTTAGTTCCCGTACCTGGGCATCGTACTCATCTCCAATGCGCAATTTCTGGGTTTTGTACTCTTCCTCCGTAATCACCCCTTTTTCGAGCTGCTCGTCTAGCGTCTTAAATTGCGCCTCTTTCTGTTTGTCCAGCTCCGCAACTTTATCCTCGGTGCTTTTCTTGTTTAGTTCTATTTGCTTATTGAGCAGCTCCACAAGTATTCCACCAATCGCCACGGCGTGCTTGGCAAACTCAACCAATCGCAAGTTGATATGCTTACCATCTTCAATCGCTTTTTTTTGCAAATAGGAGGTAAAGGCAATAAAATCCCCATCCATTGCAGCCTGTACGGCAGAGTAAAACTCTTTCGAACGGTTCCACCTTTTCTCGTACGCTTCTAGCTCCAACCGTCTTTTTTCGGCTTCTGTATTGGCTGCGGTCTGTACGAGTTGTGCTGATAGATTATCCTCAATGGCTTTGATACGCGCGGCTTTTTCTTCCGTACTCATCACAGATTGCTGGATTCTGTTAATTTCCAATGCGGCTTCTGTCTCCAAGGTCTGTATTTTGTAAGCTACTTGCTCATCTAGCATCCGTTTCTTGATATCCAGTTCCAAGAAGGTATTTCCACGCACTTTTAGCAGTTCTTTTTCCATAAGGGCAACAAATGCCTCGTGGTTCAGCTTGTGCAAGTCCTTCATCGTATTGAGCTGCCGGGCTTCTACTTCCAATACGCGTTTGGCTTTTTCTTCCTGAGATAGTTTTGACTTCTCGATATTCTGTAACTCCAACTTATGCAACTTCTCCAAATTCACCATCCGGTTGTTGGTCAAGTTATTCTCGCGCAACATGGTCAGGTTCGTCGTCAGTACCTGCGCATCTGTCGTCCGGGCAAGGGCTTGGAGTTTCTTGTTTTGAAGCGATGTTTCTTGCTGCTCTTCATACAGTCGCTGTGACTCCCGATAGTCCTGCAACGCATCCTCGATTTTCTTGACTTCATCGGCACGTTTCTTCGCTTCGTCGGTCGTTTTTTTGGTCTTCTTTTCTTCGCCAGCAGCATGAGAAACAACCCCATCGTTTTGCCCTTTCATCAGCTCTGCTAGGGCTTTTTCATTCTCTTTTAGTCGCTTCTCTTGCTCCTCTCTTTCCTTCTTGGTTTTGGCGTCTTCTTTGGCTGTATGTCCGTCTTTGTCGTCTTTGTTCCCCTCGTCCCGAATCTTCTTTTCCTCGGCTTTCCCTTTTTTTAGCTCTTCGTTATACGCCTTACTGGAGGCAGACGCAACCCTTTTCCATCCATTCACCAATATATCTCCAACGGCGGCAAAGTCATACCGCCCAATCGCACTAAATAAATTGACGACCTCCGTACCAAATTGTTTTATCCCAGCCCATAACGCTTGCACCCCAGCCCGAACAGTAACAGATTTGTTATAAGCAATCATAAATGCCCCTGCCAATAAAGCGAGTGCTGTTATTACTTTGGCAATAGGGCTCGCGTTCATGACTGCGTTTTTCGCGGCATAGGCTGCGGTTTGGGCGTTTGTCCACAATATTTCAGCTTTATCAAGTGCCGCCTTTTTCAACTGCAAAGCGGATGCAATCGCTAGTTCTTTGTTCAGCGTAACTATCGCAAGCGTGAAAAATCCAAATGCAGCTTTATTGTCCAGAATAAATTTAGGTAGAGCAATAAGCCCTGTCGTAATAAACCCAATCACAGAAATCAACCCCGTCAATAGCGGCATACCTGCACCAATTACTTGGTAAAATGCCATCTGTACGGGCAAGAGTTGGTTTCCAAGTGCTTCTTTTTGCAACAGCAATGCCTTGGTTTGTTTGTCCTTGATAGCCGCGTCATTGGTATTCTTGATATTGAACTCCTCCTGGATAGACGTACCCTCTTTGGCTGCTTGGCTGGCTGTTTTTTGTCTATCCCTAAAGAAATCGGTGTTCTTCGCCAACAGCATCACGGCTGCCTGTCCTTCTTGGCTCCTAATTCCCAACTGGTTTAATTGGGCAACCATTTGCGTAGGTGTCGCTCCCTTAAAACTCTCCGCCAGCTTGAACAAAAACTCGTTCGGGTTCGTGTTTATCAGGTCTTCCATTTTTTGTTTGGAGATACCCAATTGGGCAGCAAAAGCAGGTATATCAGACGCACCCGTGGTAAATACATTTTTCAAACCACCTGCTGCAATTTCCGCACTCACGTTAAGCTCCAAAAACCCAGACCCAAGCCCCAATATTTCAGCCGCGCTCTTGGGTGCTAAGTCGCCCAACTGTGCTACTCTCGAAGCAAAATTGGCGATATCTGGTGCTTTAGCTGAGCCAGTCGCGCCAAGCGTATTCAGCGCCGACCCAATTCGGGTCAGGGCTTCTTCATAGCCCATGTCTTTTGTGTCAGCAAAAATTCTCTTGAGTCCACCAAGCGACTTTGAGATTTCTTCCACTCCACCTTGGAACTCATCGCCCAGGGCTACGTTTGCCTTGTCTATCCCTCGTACAAAACCCTCAATATTCTCTTTGCCTTCAATCCCCAATTGCCCCGCCACGACGGTCATTTCACGAAGCCCATCTTGTGCCGTTCGGGTGTCAATTGTCTTGAGGGTTTCATCCAAATCCTTGACCTCCTTGTTCGTCAATCCGGTTGCTTTTTGCATATCCGCATACGTGTCGGTCAGTTTCACAGCCAAATCAATCGCCTCGCTGCCAAACTGTTTCAACGTCCCCCACAACTCCAGAAGTCCAGTGACGGTAAACGCCGCTGCAAGAATCTGCTTGAACTGCGTCCATTTGCCGGGTTTCACTTCGTCATGTATCGCCGTAACGTCAGACCGTACATCCCGAAGCCGCGTATTTACCTCCTTCAGTTGCTCTGTTTTTCGGATATACTCCTCCGTACCGGGCACAAGGTCACGGATAGACTTCACCAAATCGCCTTGAAACTTCTTGAGTTCCTTCACAGAGAAAGTTGCCAAGTCCGCAGCGTCACGCACTCTGTCAAACTCCGCTTGTACTTCCTTAATCTTATCGGCATTTTCGGCGTACTCCTTTGTTCCTTTCTCCAAGTCCTTTTGAGATTCTTTGAGATTCGTTAGTTCTTTCTGGAGTTGCCGCATCTCGTTATGGTACTCCTTGGCGTCAATCTTGAGTCTCCACGTAGATTCTTCGTTTAATTTCATTTGTCTTCCTGGCTATATTTTACACAAAAAAAAACGTCCTACCTTTCTCAAAGTAGGACGTAACTAAATGCAGGGGAATAATCAGGATTATTCGGCGTCAGTTTCATACTTTTCATAATATGCCTTCAAAAGATTCAGGGTTTCAGTAGGTAACTTATCGTAAATCATTTCACGAACAGTCCCATATACTGCCCCTCTGTTTCTGTTCCAAAATCTAGCGTTTCGCTTATTCTCGTTTCGCCTTACAATACCAAGGGCAATCGTATAGGCAAGTCTATTTAATGCCCGCGACTCTGGAACAACTACCCGTCTTTTGGCATCTGTATAATAGCCCGGTATATACTTTTTTTGTCTTCGTATGCCCCCACGTTCTATCCAGTCTTCAATCGCGGACACAAATTCGCCGTTAGGTTCTGGCATAAAATTATCATACGTAACGCGTGCCATATCCTTAAATCGCCCATAGCCTTTCATCCCAATCCGTAGATGAAACTCTAAGTTACCGCGAATCTCCGCTTTTTCTGTCCAAACAGAATCCATTAATTGTGAGGAGTTGACTAACCCCGCTCTCTTCAAATCCATCTGGATTTTTCGTGCAACGCTTTTAAAAGCCTGCTCACAAAGCGGGACAATTTCGTCCTCAAATATTTCAACAATCTCAACATCTACTTTACGCATCGAACAACAGTTTAGAGCCTTCAAAAGAAATGTTCAAGTCAAACACACAGCCAGATAAATTCACATTCGCAATTCTCCCGACTGGGGCTATCAGTTCCTTTTCAAGCAAAATCTTCAAATCGTTGCCCGGTTCTTGTTGTACTTGCTCGGCAGCAGTCACTAAATTCCCAATAAATCGCAATGCCTTTTTCCATGTTTGGTTGTAAAAGGCAAGGCTTTCCAACGCCGTAGGAGCAGGGTTTTCGTGTCGGCAAGCAATAATGACTGTCACAAAAATCATTACTTCGGTCATACTTGCACTCACATCCACGGGTGTCTCTGCAATCTGCACAAATCCAACATATTCACCGGAGTAAATGTCATCATTATACCGTGCAATGATTTCCTTTTTCCCTACCTCTCCATTCGTGAGCATAAACACTTTGTCCACCAAGGGCTGCCCTGTGCTGGTGGGCTTCAGTAGATTTTCTTCCAGTAGTTCGTAAATCGTCTCTAAGTTATATTCCATGTGCTTCTTGTTGTTCGTTTTGCGTAAGAACGTCGTCTAGTAATGCCGTCCACAACAAGTGAACGGGTTGTTGGCACACTGCATCGTATGTGCCAAAATGCCCTTGTTGGGCAATGCTCTTCAGTACCATCAGCATACCTAGCCCACTGTCGTAGCGGCTCTTTCCACCACTGCCAAAAACGTCTTCGTAGGTCTGCATAAATTCCTCAAGCATCACTTCAAAATAATTCAGGAACGCCATTTTCTCTGCCATTGGCAAATGCGCTACCTGCATCGCCATCTTGTCTGCACCATATTCTGTATAAGGCACACGCAGGTCATCGGTGCCTTCTCTCTTGCCTTCGCTCGGTCGGCATAAAGTTGCTATCAGTTTGTCCAAACTAGCGGTATCGCCTTTGGCAAACAACGTGTAATGGATAAATGCCATCGACAGTTCAAGTGCCGTCGTGTCGCCAAATTCGGGGGCAGGCAAGTACAGTTTTTTGCGCCTAGGAAATGTACCCACGCGCAAAAACTCAAACGGTTTTCTGGTCGGCTTCTTAAATAGCCACAGTACCTGTTCCTTCAGGGCATGAAACTGGAACCTATCCACCTCGACTTTGGCATACATCTTTGGCGACATCTGCAACCAATTGGCTATGGCAAATTTAATCGCCTCGTCGGTGTCCGGTGCAATGCGTGGCAAAACACTCAGCTCTGTCAGGCGTTTGCTGGAGCATTCGTCCCAGTTGCTTTCTCCCTTAAATCGGTAAGGGCCTAACTCAATCGCTACCATAGTTAAAGTAATTAGATGTTGGAATCGGCGTCGTAGTTTGTCCTGCATATCTCCACTGCACATACACCCGCTTGTTGGCATCGCCAAGTTCGGCAAGTATCTCTATGTTGTAGTATCTCCCAGCCACCATCTGCACCACAACCTCATGGAAACGGTCTGTAGAGTTCGGAATATCAATAATCGTTACTCCATCCAATCGCATTTTTAACTTATACTCAGCAAAAAATGAGAACGTCACAGCGCCACTAATAGGCCCAACCAACACCCCAATCCACCGTATCGTAAACCAATGCGTCAAGCGGCTATCGAAATTATTGAAGAAGTAAATCACAGGGTCCACTTGCGTAAACAGTGGGGTCAAAGTAGGCCAGTTGGCAGGAATATTCCCATTCGTTGCTGCAAAATCGTGGTACTGTGCAAAGAGCCCAGGGCTCGCCGCAGGACACGTTCCGGCTTGGTTAGCAAATGCTTGTGTGTCAAGACTTCGGTAGTGTGTTTCGGCTTTGGCATCTGCATCGGCTTGCGAAATTTCAGAACCAAACATCCCTGCCGCTACGGTAATCGTCGCTCTTGTTCCGGGGTAGCCTGTTTCGCAGTTGTTCCGCGCAAAACTCCCTAGCCGCTCTATCCGTGCCGATAAATACGGGGTCGTACTTACGTCGCATGTCTCTGCTAAGTACGGTTCTATATACCCTGCCGTTCCCGGTACGTTTTGCTTGACACTGCGCGGAATCACCCGCGCATTGTCAAACAAATAATATTCCTCTAGCTGTGTCACAATCGCCCGCCCTGTTCGCTTGCCAAAGGCATCAAGTTCACAATTTTGGGCATAAATCCGCCAACCTGTTGGGCTCTCTCCGGTGGTTTCGTTCGGTAGTTGCTTGGCTATCTTTTCGTCCCGTGTGAGTTCAAATGTCAAAGGCACTTGCAACGTCCGTGCCCCATTGCGCAGGTTAATGTCGCCAAAAGTCGGGAGAAGCTCTGCCAAGGCATTATCTTTCCACAAGTAAAATTTTGGCGACAATACCATGCTCCCCGTCTCTATTTCCTCTGGGTAGCTGCTGTTCACGGTTACGGCAAAACTCCGTACACCACGCGTATCGGTGGTTTCGCGTTTCACCACGCCCGATATCCGTGCGCTGGCAGCATACTCATACATAGTACGCGTTATCTTGTAGTTCTCCACCGTGTCATGGAGCAACGGCAGGACAACAGGAATCCTAAAATTCGACAAATAAACAAGATCTTCCGGGCGTGCTCGTGGGGCATCTATTCGCTGCAATACCCACGGCTGAAATAACACCTTCCCATCTGTACCAGACACCACCCGAACGCTCAGATGTTCTGCATCACCCAAAATACTGGGTAGTAGATGAATAGAATACACCTGCCCAAACACAAGGTTCTCAATCACGTGGCTATACAAGACGTTCTCATCTTGCAGCACTTCCACCGTTGCCGTCGTCGGAACGTTCAAAAAATTGGTCAAGAAAGAAAGGCTATACGCTTGGTCGTGTAGCAAGTACGTAGGAACAAACGGGTTCTTTTTCGGGAGTAACCACCCAGAAAAATCCCGAGTAAAATAATTCCTGTGCTGTAACACAAAATCATTTCCACCTGCATTTATCACCTTGCCCCGTGTGGCTACATAGCGGCTCACTTCCGTAGTCCCGTTGGTAATTACTGCCTCCGTGTAGTAATCCAGCGTCATGTTTGGGTGGAGCTGTACAAATTGCGTAAAATCCGGGACGGCATCGGTTAGCTCTGCTAACAATATTTCGTTGATAGAAAAAAACGCACCTTCAGACAGTACATTGGCTTGTACCATAGGTTCTTCACGGCGTGTCATGCTAGAGGCGAGTTTAAATTCAGAAGAGCCAAAGCCATCTTGTACATACACATTCAGCCTGTAGCGCAAGGCACTTCGGTCTGTTCCTGCTGGTAGCTCTACGGCATCAATATGCACCGTCATTTGGTTGTGCCCAAGCTGTAAGTCGGTCAGTTGGCGGTCTAGTAGTTCAAAAAACATATCAAATCAGGTTAAATGATTTCAGGGCAAACAAAACCAAGGCAGCGCGGTATGTCCATGCTTCGACATTCCGGTTCACTACCTTTTTTCTCAATTCTTTTACACGGGCTTTCTCCTGTGCCAACGCCTGTTCTGTGCGCTTTTTCTCGCTCTCTGTAATAATCAGTTTGCTCGCGTGCAAAGCCAGCAACGTGTCTTTCTTCTGTAGTTTTTCAAAGCAGGCATCCGCTTCAACCTTCGTTTTCAAAACAAGCCTAGCCCCATCGTAGCTAAGTAAAACATAGCCCTTTGGCGCAATCGGTCGGAGTGTGTCCGGCTGTGCTTGCACAAAAGGGCTGATGAGTAGGAAAATAAATAGTTTCTTCATGCTATTTTTTTTGATGGAAATATCGGTCAATTTCGGCTTGCAAACTATCATCAGGGAGTTCATAAATACGCTCAATCTCCGCATCTTTGGCATGGATAATCTCGATAATTTCGAGCTTCGTTTCCTTCATCCGCTCGTCAATCTTCTTGGCTGTCTCTCGTTCTATCTTCTCGGCTACTTTGTCGCGTGCATCCACTACCGGGAGTGAACCCGGCGCTACGTCAGTAGCAGCCCGGTTCATAGATAAGTAGGAGGAAACCGCCACGAACAACACCACAAAGACCATCATCAGTTGCAGTGTCTGCCATTTGGTTTCTTTACTCATAACGCGTCACGTGGTTTGGGGTTCTTGTACTTCTCAAAATCCACCGTAAACTGAGCAATAAATGCTCCCACAGTAGACGCCGCACTTACCACCAATATCCATTTTTCAGGCAATGCAAAACCATACGAGGCTACTGTCTCAGCGGCATAAACGAGCGTACCACACAGTACGGCAATCATAGACAAGACGTTAAAAATCGTCTCAAAAAACTTGGGTTTTGGTGCAAAGAATCGTTCAAATGCACTCAATTCGTTTTGTGTTTTCATCTGCTGGCTAAATAAGGAGTTAAATAATTAGATACTAGCTGTATGTGTGCCAAGTTTCGTTCGGTAATATGCACACCTTGCCAACCTGTTGCGCCTCCGGTGTTTCCGCCTGCGCTGGGTATTCGTCTGCGTGCTACGTCCCTGTGCCAGTCTTGCCCGACATACATCTCAATGTGTGACGCAAACATCCGCATCACATCGCCCGGTTGGGGTGCAACGCCTACACGGTTATTCCCAGACCCAGGTCGCCAAACAATCACATCAGCGCGTGAGAACCAACTTGCCACTTGTAACGGGTTCTTCACTTTTAGGTCTTTTCGCACGTCGATACCTATGTCCTCATGCACGACATACATATACGCGCCGCACCAAAAACAACCCAACGGGCAGCCTGCCCTTTTCTGGATTTTGTCAAGATCCGTTCCTCGGTTTGTATACACCCATTGCCCTTTGGCATTTTTTATCCGATTCTCTCGAACAGTCAAATACTTTTGGTTGGCATTCACCAAATCCGCGCGTACCTGTGCTTCAGGTACTTTCACAATTGCCGTCGCTGGCGGCGTCTTTAAAACTGGTTGACCGTGTGCGATAGGCCAAAATAGACCAACAAAGCACAGAATAAGAGTCCAAATAATTTTGTTCTTTCCCATGGTGTTAATGATTCATAAAATTCTGTTGAAAAGTTTTTCTTTGTCTTGACAAAGGGCAAGACATACCCCAGGACCGTAGGCGCGACAATTAGTATGAATAGGAATATCAATACTAAATCCGTTGCTTGCAGAAATCGCTCAAAAACCACTCGCTGCAAATTGGCGTCGTTAAACGCATTTATTTTTTTCGTGATGACCTCCGTCTCGCTCAAACTCTCATTATATGCGTTGATTTTCGCTTCATAAGCATAAAAACCGCCAATCGTACCAAATACAAGCAAGGCAAGCAGCGCAACCTGAATAAACGGCAGTCGCTTGCCCAATCTCTTCAAAAGCCCTCCATCTTCTTCTTTTTCGGGCACATTGCCAAGCAAGGCATGGGCTTCACGGCGCAATAAACTGACTTGGCTGAGCGTCGAGTCAATATCATCTTTGTCTCTATAATGCTTCACTCTTGCCTCTAGCTCATTGGCTTTCTCTAGCATCTCTTCGCCTTTGCGTCGGGAGTTGTTTTTAATCCCTTCCCGTACAGTTTCAAGCTGTTTTTTTTGCTCGTCAAATTCCTTCAGTTTGGCATCAATCTGTTCAGGACTTAATCCCAAAAATGGCTCGCCAATACGTGGCATGGTGGTAGTGGTTCTACGTGTGTTTTGTGTTGCAGACATGGCTATTTTGTGTATTTATTTATTTTAATCTGAAAAATCCTTCGTACTTGCTATTGTCCGGTATCCCTCCGGTTGGTTTTTTCTGGAGACGTTTCCGCAGCTTTGCTTCCCATTTTGCGGCATCTTGTCCGGCTCTGGTAATCATATCGGTAAGTGTAGAGTTATCCACGGCTTTTCGGTTGTAAATCCCGTCAAAATCACTCAATATCCGTAGCCCACCGCTGCTATCCAGCACGATGTTCAGATACCGTATCGCCTGTGCATACGTACCTGTGGCAAGTGCTTGCCTAAATTCTTTCACGAGTATTTTTTCGGTCTCGCCAAGTTCTACACCTGTGGCAACTTTTTCCCGTAATTCCTGCAATTCTTCGGGCAATAACTCTTCTTCTAGGGCAATGGCATAGGGCATAAGGGTCACAAACAGACGGTAGGAGTTGTTCACCATTGGCAAAAATCGGGTGAATTGCGTCGCCGACTCAAACCAAGGGCACTCTCTTTCTGCCAGATACGTATCAAGGGTTTCATGGTCTTTTCGGTTTTCAAATGCCCATTTCAATACCTGCTCCATGGCATTGGAGGCATTCTCCGCAGACTCCCGGATTCTCTTGTCCAGTACGCCAATTCGTACAGGTTTAGACCCCTCGTTGCTGGTTTCGGTCAAGCCAAAATCACCATCTTGCCCAATAGAGAACGGCAGGTATTTCAGATACCCATACCAAGCAACCGCGTTCCGAATCACCCGAAACATCGGCTCATTGGCAGTCTTTACGGTCATCGTCCGTAATTCCGCAACAAACGCACTTCCCAACGCTCGTGTGAGTTCTGTGTCTTCGGTCATTCGAAAGTACGGCTGCATCATACTGATGTTCGTACTGGTAGATACAGCTTTGCCCAAAAATTCTCTTGCTTGTGCAATATCCTTAATCAATGTACTCATGCTTTCGGGTTGGTTTCAGTTTTCATTGTACTAGATACTCCAGATTTATCGGCATTGTCATTCACCAATACCAAATTTCGGAACCGTACCACCACATTGTCAGGCAATTCCAAAAATTTTCGGTACGTCCGGTCAATGAGCGTCGTAACCAATACGCGCTCTCTATTCGTCCGGAAAGTCTGCTGGTAGTTGGCAGACACCTTCACCTCCGAGCCACTACCTCCCAACTTTCCACCATCACTGACACCCGAAAGCCCCGAAATCACACCACTGGAGTTCGAGAACCCACGCAGCGACAGTTCATAACTTTCCGAGAACTCCTCGGCGTTCAAGCTTCGTTTCACTTCCTCAATCACCAAGTTTGGCAACATCTTCCCCGTCTGTGAGTCCACAGTACATTCATCAAAAATGACCGTTCTCGTGCCAGAGAATGTAAATTCATTCAACATATCATAGATTGCATTCCGGACACGCTCTCTTTTTGCAGCTTCGTCCTCCATTCCTTCGCCATCTGCCGTCTCCAAATCTGGCGTATCATTCGCCAACGAGGTAATGTACTCTTCAGAAATGCGCCAAATCTGCCCAATATTATTATTCGACTTGGTGTTCTGCCGAATCTTCGCCGAAGAGAAGTTCATCGTCTCCAAAAAATCCAAACTCTCTTCAGTCCAGTACGTGGGTCTTGGGTAATACGTTTGTCCAGTTTGGCTCACCTTCTTAAAAATCAACCCATCTTTATTCTCATAGTCCCGTACTACGGGAACAGCAACACCTGCGCGTTGTGTTTCGGCTTGGTCGTTCCAGTCAGGCGACAGTACCGCCAACTTACCAGAGGAATCCTTCGCCTTCACCCACCGGAACGTCGATACATCCACATTCTCCAGCACGGGCATACCAAATACCATTTTTTTATTGACGACAAAGCACCACGTCTCGGCAAGACTTACAATCAATTGCCCCACCAACTCATCTATTCGTAGTTGTTCTCTGTACTTCCGTATCTTATTGTTTCGGTACGCTTTATAACTAATGTTTTCCCCGTCGATAATCTCCTCAAAAAAATCAATCCCACCTCCGTACAAGAAGTCCGCACGCGTATTAATCAGGTTCATCGCATCGCCGTTACTTCGTATCATCGAGATACACTTTTGGGGCAGCAAGTTATCTGCACCCCAGGGGTAAATATCATAGGTCTTCCCATTTACACTCACTTGTTTAAAGTCATTAGACTTATTCCCGTCCAAATCATACGCAGACTTCAATAGCGAGTTTTGCTCAACCGCATCAATACTAATCCCATGATGTTGTTTTTCAAACTCTGCCAAATTGGAGACAGCTAAAACCCTAGTTCCATTGCCAATTCTTTTCATTTTTAAAATCTATGGTCTATAATTTTGTCATTAAACTTCACCATCAAAGGAATGAGCACATCAAATTCTTTCCATTTGCCATCCTCATAATATTCGAGTTTGTACGTCCCCGCAATTTTGTTTTCTCTTTCCACAGACGACAAGTCTTTTTTCTGTTCCCAGTTGTAAGGAATGTACGCCCGGCGTCTGCATCTTTTTTTCACGCCATACGCTCCGTTCTTTTTTCTATATTCAATAGAAAACTCCTCCGGGAAACCATTACCAGCCAACTGGATAAACTTGTTCACTTCCTTGATATACACCGTCTTTTCCATGCCTGCAAAGCTCGTTATAGCACGATTTTCAAAGTAGGACGTAAAAAAACAAGATTGTAGAAAAACTTTTCCGCTCTTTTTTTTACCCTTCATTCTGAATATCAAATACTTACTATCAAAATCAGCTTTATTTTTTCCGCTAATCTGAACGTAACCTAGCCCGCCCACTAGCGAAATGGCGATAGCCATTTTAATTCACGAATATGTGAGTAGGTTACCGAGACACAGGCATGACGGCTGAGCGTCGAGATGAGTTTGTGAATCGCTTGAACTTTGCAAAAATCATGTAATCGAAGATGTCACTGAAGTGAGTTGCAAATCTTTGGTCAATCTTCTCATTCTTCTCGCTTCGCTTGTCTTTTTCGAAATTATCTTGAAAGATTGGCGCATTTTCAATGCTTATGATTGCGTCCATACATGTTTCTTGATTGAATGTAATGCTTGGCCCTGTATAGTTGTCGCCAGCAAGGATTGAATTGATGACTTGATATCGTGTTGAGTATGGCGGATACGTGGACTGCACACGATTGGTTACACGCCAACCTTCTTTGCGAAGTATATCAAAGATGGTCTCATAATATGTCTTCTTCATACCTGCATCTTGGCGATTACCTGATCGGTCGCCATATACGCTTACTTTCTTGTTCCGGTGGTTGGCATACTTCTTACAGAAATCATAGGCAATCTGTTCAATGATGGTGAAGTCATTGGATTGCTTAACATGAAGCGCATCAACAAATCGGTATTGGTTCTCGTCTGAGTGGTCTTGCGCTATGAGCATTGATGTAAACTTGGCATTGAAGTCAAAGCCAATGTCTAGTGTCTTATCTAGCGAATAGTCTATACGTGTATATTCTGTAAGATAAGTATTGGGATTGAACCGGTAGTCGTACGCCTTAAAATACGTATGGGTAGCTCTACTGAAGGTAGGGTAGAAGTTGTTGCCTTTCAAACTCACCCTTTCATTTAGAACCTCGATTCTAAATGCTATATCTGAGGTAGCAGATTGACGTTCATTCTCGATATAATCGCCGGGTAGGTTCTCTAAATTGTCGTACGCATTTGCTGTTAAGAAATAATACTTGGTAGGGTCTTCCTTCATGAGGTCTTCTGTTTGATATATCCATTGCTGCTCTGGAGTCCAGGCACCTGATGTAAAGTCACAGATGAGCCAGTGCAACGGGTGGTTCAATCCCTTGCGTTCAGGTCGTGGGTCACGGAAGGCGTACTTATTGGCACGTACTGTTTTTCGCAGAACTGCATTGTAAAACTGTTCTGTGAGTAGGAAGCTTTCATCCATCATTAGCCCGTCCAGGTTCAACCCTCGGGCAAATTCTGGAGTATCCGCAGACAGCATGACAAGGGTAAAACCGTTACAGAACGTAATCACATTGTCATATTTCTCCACGCCTTCAAGTGGCTTATCCCAGTCGGCTGGTGGTCGTCTGTTTACAACATAGTGCCCCCAAGGGCGTACCTTGGCATCATATTCATACAAGCCATACTCTTCCCAGACTTTCCGGCATTGAGAAAGAACAACATTCTGAACGTGCGCGTAAGTCAGGGACGCAATCCCGAATTTTCCTCTTGGGAGTTCAAAGGAGCATTCTGCAAGTAGCCGCATGATTAAGTTGGTTTTCCCAGTACCACGGCCCGCTTGGAATGTCGCCCGAAATCCTGAATTATAGCCAAAACCGAGTTTGTTCAGATAGTCGGCTTTATTCTCCAGTACGGTCATCAGGAACTCAAGCTGTTTTTTATTGACTTTCAGTAACTGCTCCATAATTATTGACTTGGACGTTTTGGGTTACTTGATAAACACGTGTTCCTGCTGCCATACGTGCAGATGGTGGTGGTAGATTGGTATCTTCCATCTTGTCAAATTCGTACAGCTTATGCAGGAGAGTAATCGCCTTAATTATCATTTCGGAGTTTTTCTCTTTCATAGCGAGATGCAAGGCAAGGTGGGCGCCTTCAATCAGTACCTTCTTGGCTCCAGCTTTCGAAATCTCTGTCGTGTCGCCAAATAAGTAGAAGGCGTCTTTGATGATTTTATAGGCTTGCGTCTTCTCGTGGCTGTATCGCTCCTTGACCATTGTGATGATCTGTTGGGGCGAATACATCTTGCAGGCTTGTGACCACGTGAAGGTCATCTTCTCAAAATATTCAATATCTCGCTGAGCAGTGAGCGACTTGTTACCCAACAAATGGTCTTTGAATTTATCCATCGGGTGCTCTTCTCGTCTTGTTAGGTTCATGTTTTAATCAAAATGGCTATGCTACAAAGTTGCAGCATAGCCATTTT